TATAAGTGACTTCAGGAGTGACTACGCTATAAACATCAGTCGATTTAACCGCCGCGTCTATTGCGACAAGTAGCGCTTGCCGGTCAGACTCCGATCCGCTCAGACATAAACTTACTCTAGCCTCGGCGGGTAATTCAACTTTATTGTACGCAGCGAACCCCCCACGCTCGACCGGAAAGTCGCTTACTCTCGTTTCTTTGGAGTATTCAAGTGATTTGGTAGATAGTTCCGAGCCTATCCCGATTGCAGATAGAATCGGGCTTAAAAATGACGACGGATCACCCAATGCTTTACCGCGACTATCAAAGATTCCCCACCGTAGATCAATTTGAAAGCTACGCCAAATGATACCTTGCAGTACTCCGAGTGCTAAACGTCCAGCAGGTGCGACGGATAGTGATCTGGGTATTAACGGCACTCCTCCGGCGACAGGCACATCTGGGAAAGGTATTAGGGACATAAATTAGAACAGCCCTCTATTAGCTTGAGAAGTTTTCAAGAAGTCCATTGCGCCCCCAATATCTTTGGCGATACCTTCCGCGTCAGTCGCTTCAGTATGAATGTTAATTTCGCCGATATTATTTTCTACGTTAACCGTACTTGTGGTTGATTGTGAACGAATCGCATCACTTGAAGTTTGAGACGCGCCTGGAATGCCGTCCATCAAACTATCAGCAAAACTCCCGCGTTTAACTGATTCACCCTGCCGATCTGCGGGTCGTTCGTAATATTCAGATATAACTGCACCTGCATCGAACGCGTTATATGCTTGCTTGAGTCTATCTCCAGCCGCCTTTTCTTTGCCTATCGTCAACTCATACTGAACGAACTGTAATTGCTCATCGAGCGTAGATTGTCGAATATCTTTGCCAAAAACTTTTTTAAAATCCGACTGCCGGTCTGGATGCCACTGTGCCACACCAAACGCCTTACCGCCGTCACCTACTGCTTGATGATTGAACGAGCTTTCGTGTTTCAAATTTGATGTAATACCGGCAGCCTGTTCGCGAGTCCAGCCTTGTTTTTGGAAAAAATCCATTACAGTAGATTCAGTGCTGGTCATTCCGATATTTACAGGGCTTACAGGCATTTCAGCAGGTGCGCCTTTTTTAAATTCTTCCCACGCAAACTTAACGCGTCCCCAATCCCGGTTAAACACAGCTGCGATTCCGTCACCCGCAGCGATAGCACGATATACCAAATCTGTAAGTAATCCCTTAATCCAATTAATACCTTTCGCTGCCGCCAGAAATCCAGGCTCCCACTTCGCCCAATCAATAAACGTTTCGCCGCCACGCTTCCAGGTAGCGAAATCTTGTGTGAGTAAGCTTATCGCTCCGGCCAGTCCGGTAACTGCAAGTATTACAAGATTGATAGGTGCGGCTGCGAGCGCTACACCAGCAAGACCCGCAGCGAGTATTGCCAGGAAAGTTTTAACGAATTCTTTATTTTCCAAAACCCAAGCGCCGAACTCTCGCATGACTTCAAGCATTTTTTCCAATGCAGGTGTAGCATTTGATAGTAACTCTTGCCCGAACGCCTTTACGCCTTGCTTGGCTTCAGTAAGTTGCCGATACAGTCGCTGCGCTTCTTCACCTTGTCGCTTAGTTGTGGCGGTGAATTCCTTTTGCTTCTTTATGACAAGTTCGACTTCCTTACGCCCGGATAACAATAATTGCATAGTGCCTTGATCGATACCCATCATACGACCGAGATTGTTGGCCGTGGGTCGATCCAATGCTGCGAAACGCTCAGACAGATCGAGCAATATGTCGGTTACTGGACGTGCCTTGCCTGATGCATCAGCCAGACTCAATCCTAGTGCTGAAAAGTACGGTATTAATGACGATTGACCGGTCAACTGTAATTCAGTTTGTGCCCGGTTCAACATATCCATGCTACCTTGCAATCCGGCAGTACTGCCACCAGCCAAAGCCGCCGCGTTTGACCATGCCGACACATCGTCAGTGACAAGCCCCAAATTCACAGATAGCCGATGCAATTCGCTATTTGTGGTTATGGTATGTTCGATAAATTGCTGAATAGCAACCGTACCTCCAATAACCGCTAGGAACTTACTCGCTTCAAACGCAGCGTTAGAGAAGCCTTTACCGGTTTTATCGGATTCAGTACTCAGGTCTTTTAGACCGCCTTTAACTTTATCTTTATTAGCATTAAAGTCTTTAGGGTCTAGGCCGAGTTTTACGATTAAGCTATCAATTATTGTAGGCATTGACGGTCACTATCTCAAGTAGATCATATGCATCTTGTACACCATAAACCGTGTCAAGTTCGTGTAGTGTTGCAACACGCTTTGATGCTAATATCCCTATTATATACGGGATATTTTCGAACTCTACAGCTTTTCTGTTTTGACCGTCGTCGATTTTTCGCGGGAGATTAAGTTGGCGACGGCTTGCGAAAAACCCACATGCAACGTCAAGACCTCCTTACGCAACGTAATCAGCGTAGAGATATCTTCAATATCTTCAGGAAATAACTTGCGAATAATTTGAGGTTTTGAAGGATCTGGAATAAATTGTACGCATTCCATCATTTCATCGAGTAGAGGTTCGGCAGATTCCCACTTCAAGCTTGAGAACATTTTCAAACCCAATTCGGCCATTCCCGACATACCTTTCTTCTCGAATCCTTTAGGTATATCGACACGTTCGCCCATCAAGGCTAATATCGCACGCATAGCCCATTTTTCGCCCTTACTCGCGGGCATTTCGGTAATTCTGAACAGCTTTCCTTTATCTCTACCATCCGTCGTAACGGTGTAATCCAGCACGTTTCTTGCCATTTTAAATAGTCTCCCAGTCTCCAGGAATTAGGCGTCATGGCGATTACGGGAGACTAGCGTAAAAGGTTATAAGCCTTGCCATGACGTTGATCTTACAATAATGAGCGGTTTACTCGTTCCCAAGTGATCACAAAGTCAACAGGTTTCAGAACTTTTTGAGCATCTGGCATTTGTTTAGCATTTACCAAAACACCACGCGTTAATGTGTAACTTTCACCTGTCGCTGGCAACGCAATCGAACCGGATAAATAAAACACGCTTCGCGCTGTCATGCTGGCCTGGATCAATGCTGTGAATATATCTCGGCTAGGGCTATCGGCTTGCAAAGTGATAGTTTGCTTGACTGGCACCGGTACATAACCAGCGGTCATGCGCCCATCTACTCCCATTTGCACCTCGGCTAAGTCAACCGCTTCGGTGGCAAAAGCTTTATCGGTAGCAAAGCCTTGCAATTGCACGGGAACCGGAAATAAGCCAGCTATCACCAGCATAAACACGCTATTCGCGCTTGTAATCGTTGTATCAGCCATGATCTATCCTTTACATTATATCTATCGAAGCAACTGTAATTTGTTGCACGGCGCCGCCATCGGTGTACCAAAGGTTAATTACAGGGGTACCGCGAAGCCCACGAACTACGGCTCCGGGGTCGAGTACTTGCAGATAATACCCTTGTTGCTGAATAATACCTGCGACATCCCGCCCAGCCGCCGCGTTAACTTGCACGATTTGCACCGCTGACAGCACGACACCGGTGCGAATCGTACCGAAGTTTAAAGCCGCCGTTATCGGGTCGATCAACGCGGCTCGAACCAGCGAAAAACCTTGGTCGTTATACGGTATCGCTCCGCTGTTAGTCAACAACGTAAGCAATGCAGTCTTAAATTGCGAATTCAAATAAACCTGGTCTACGAAAGTATCCAACCACTTCCATTTGCCCGGCATTTGACCATTGTATAAAAAGATAAATCCTTGTACAGCAGTCGCATAAGATCCATAGAAACTGTAGCCGTTTGCCAACAAAACGTCAGCAGTAGTTTGATCAGAAGCAGTAGGATTAACCCCGGCTTGAGATTTGAAAGATGCAGTAACTCTACCGTTACGACGCGAGAAGTCGATGCTTGCGATCATTCCTAGAACGAATACGGCTAACTCTTTGGTATTGTAGACAGGAAGGACTCCATCATATGCCAAGCTTTTAGCCAAAGCGCCGAACGCCGTAGTGGTATTTGCGACAATCGCCTGTGCGTCAGTATCCCATGCGACATATACAAATCGAGAATTCTGCACACTTGCCCACACCGCAAACAACTGCTTATCCGCAGTAACAGGCTCCCATATTGTGGCAAACGATGCCCAGTTCTGAGTAATAGTTTTAACTGAATCCATCGCCGTACCCGGAGTGGTTATCGCGCTACCCTGCGATAATACCGCACCTGTTGCCGTCGTGAGTTTCAACGCCGTGCTAATTGTACCACCCGCTACGGTCATTGTAGACGTGGCGCCAGTAGTCGAGCTGGTGAGGATAAACATGCTCTTTACAGAATCCCATACGCACGTTATAGGCGATCCCGTAAATCCTGCGGCAATAGCTG